CCTCAACGCTTTATATACAAGCGTTATAAATCATTCACGGTTTAAATATTTAACGCTAAGATACATTAAATAAACTAATAAACAATATAAAAGTTAAATTAATTTTATTTTGCTTTCACGTTGTAGATGTAAAGCAACATATCGAATTGCGTCAATTGAATGATTGTCTAAGTCTTCAGGGGTTTCAAGGACGGTGCCGTGGTGATCAACTTTGTACGAATAATTTTCTTGCTCATGGTCGATATTTTCTGAAACGCTCGTGAAAAAAACACGCAAATTGTGCAGCAAGTCAATCCCGTCAATGATTGAATTTTTTATTTTATTCGCGCCGTGAACGTCCCAGCCCATTCTTCTAAGCATTGCAAGCTTCATTGGTCTGTTTGTGTCTGCAACAACCGGACAAGATTTATCAATGTTTAGTTTGTTGAACATCCAGGAAACAATCCCTTCTTCTTCTCCATTGATTTGCGCTTGCTCTGTTGTTGTTAGCTTCTCACGGATTTGGTTTTCTGAAAAATAGTTTCGCTCATGTACATAAAGACAGCCGTCATAATATTTCACTTCAACAATTGCCCACGGGTCGACCTTTCCCCAATCGCACCCGATATAAATAGGCGCGTCAAGTTCTTGGTACTCTGTTAAAGTTATTGGATTCCATTTAAAAATTCTGTTCGGTCGTTCAGCTTTTTCGCCAAGTCCATACACGGCCCAATTAAAAGCGTTCGCGCTGTTCTTGTCTTCATTCTCTCGGCAACGAATAAGCTCATTTAAAAGCTTTAAATCAAATTCACTAGGGTTTAGCGCTAAATTGTATTTTATTGCCTCAGATTCATCCAATAAGCCGCTAGCGACTATCTCGCACATGCTGACTGGTTGATAGGATAGAATTTTATTTCGTTGTTCTGGTGGGCAAAATGGGTTGTCTTTGAATGTTGAATCAATTACAATCGATCGTGGGTCTTTCATTAAGTCTTCAACCCAGTGTCCCTTTTTTGGATTATAGTCAATGAACACAAAGTCGGACGTCCTTTGGTCGATTTGGTCGAATGTTTCACGGCTTATTTTATAAGGCTCATTTAACCAGGCACAATCTTGAGTTAATCCATGAACGGTTTCTTCGTCATCAGTTCCGTGAATCTCAAATGTTGAGTTTGTTTGTGTGTATGTGAAAATTGATTCGGTCTTGTTAAATTCTTGGTTGACTTTGTATCGTTCTGTTTGCCTAAGTCGTTTGATCACGTCATTCAGCACTGTTTTTTTACAATCGGTCTTTGTATCTCTCCAGACTGTTAAACGTTTATCTTGATTTGACCGGCCATAAATATCGAATAAGTCAATCAAAGAAACTGTTTTACTTGAACGTGATGAACCGCGATTGATAATATACCTATAACGTTGGCCGCCTTGCTCGGTCTTTGTGTTTATAGCGTTCCAGTTTTTTTCAAATACTATTGTTGCTTTTATTTCCATAATTTAAAAAAAGGGCATAGCGTCCAACCATGCCCTAATAAAAGACTAACTCTGGTACGCTGTTCTAATGGGTAGCGTAGTTAGTAATGTTAATTGCTTCGACAAGATTAGGTCTGTTTAGCGTGGTTCAGTTCGTTGTATAAATACTGGCCGTACTTATTGCGGACTCCAACCGCACCCACTAGGCAGCCAATACCTATGTTAAAACTCGCTAATCTCGTCAGGGTAGTTTAATAAACGCACCCTTTAATCTCTTGTAGAGTAGACAGGATTCGAACCTGTAAATTGCCTTTAAAGAATAATGGTGGTCAACTAGGAATGGGAACTTTCACCCGTCTCGTATACTCTAATCCATTGGAGGTAACCCTGCGTCTACCATTCCGCCACTACTCTATTTTATCCTTCATCAACATCATCCGGTTTAACAATTTCAACCTTGAATGGTTTGTCTGCAATTGGTTTGTCGTCTGACGTGACATCAGAACGGTCTTTCCAGCCGTGGTTGCTCTTTAAGTTCATAATCGCAAGTGACGGAACGATTGTCCCCCTTTTTCCGTTTGCAAAACAATTCGCTTCACACGCTGATTTTATTGATTTATACAGTTTTTCTAGTGGTGGGTATTTCTCTTTTAGATAGTCCAATTGGAACAAATCCGTGTCGTTTTCTTGCGCCACTTCACCGATAAAATCATTGCAATCAAGTTCTTTGTCTTTAGCGGTTTTAAGACAGTTTTTAAACAGCTTTTCAGCGTCTTCAAAAGTCCATTTCTCTGCGTTCTTATTGTCTTTAGGTGCTGCCATACTATTTACATTTAGTCACGATTTGGGTATTTCCATAACTGACGGTCCCTTTTTCTTCGTGCGCTTTCATTTCTTCTTTAGTTCCTTTAAACTCGGTCTCAATTGGTTCGGCTTCAACATTCGGGTTTGAAACTTCACATGTCCAAGTTTTTGCGCAGCTTGTCCCAATGGTTGCCAGGAATATTAATATGCTAGTCTTCATTGTCTTCAAGTATTTGTTCAAAAATTTTATCGTTTTCTTTGACTCGTCTTGCTGCTTTCCCTTGGTCTGCAATTGCTATCCAGATCGGACAAGTCAGGAATACGAATATAAACCAGAGCCAACCAAAGTCGGTGATAAGTACGTATAAAAACATTGTCCAAAGTAGTTCGTAAAAATTCACTGATCTTTTCATACTGCTAATTTATGCAAAATTATTAATTTATTTACTAATTCAATGTGTTTTGTTTGGTCTGCTCTTTGAGATTCTACACAAATAGACGTTTCGTTTCGTGTAGTTTTGAGCCAATCCCCTTTGTGAGCTGGTGTCAAAATTGCTTGATTATCAAGTGCAGCTTGGACCGCGAAAACAAGATCGGACATTTTCTGATTTGGGTGGTTTGCGATTATTTGTGGCGGTGTGTATTTCGCAAGGTCAATAGCCATGACGCCAGTACCAGGAATATGAACGTATTCTGATTTCTGGGTTGTTGCCTTGAAGTCAAAAACATAGTGGCCGCCGTAATAATATGAAGCTAAGTAATTGCCAGTCGTGTTGATACGTTTTCCGTGATAACTGACAATCGGGCAACGTTCAAGCCATTTAAGTGTCGTGGTGACATAATCTGGTGGATAAATTATGTCGTCATCTGCGGTGAAATAGATTTCGTCTTTACTGGCGTGATTCAGAAAATAAAATTTCCCGTTGTCGGTTAAGTTTACCGGGCTGGTGTGACAGTGAATTTTGTTGTTTTGTGTTGCCCATTCTGGTGGCGAACATTCGTTGAAATATATTCGTACAATGTCCACTTGTGGCAAAAGTGAATCAACGGTTTTTCGTAGCGATTCAAGTCTTGGTGCGTGGGTTGCTATGTTGGCGCTGATAAATTTCATTTCTTATCTGAGTTAATCAAGTTTAACAAGTGTGACCTTTCAACACTTGCTTTGTTTCGTGTTTTGACGTTCACAATGTCGTCAATTGTTTTGTTTGTTTCCTGGTCAATTCGTGTTCCGGTCACTAGAAATTCAACTCCTTTGACGGTGAAGGTCATGCTTGGCAGTGGTTTGATCATTTTTCTTTAGATTTAATGTAATCTACTAGATGAGATATTACTTCTTCATTGGTGGCTGGTATCTCATTATCTTTTAACACAATCTTGCCAATTGCAATCTCATCTACCCACTCATTAGAACAGTTAATGCCAAAATAAGAGTTATTCTCAAAATTTGAAAACACCATCCATTCATCATGTTCTGTGTCTTTATACCAACCGCTTTTAGGCTTTTGCTCTTTGCTAGGTTCGCAATTGAATAAAGTTCTAGCATTTATGTATGGTTTAGCATCATTTAAATATTTCCTCTTCATCTCTTCATCCAGTATAGACAAATCAACCTTCCACTTATACGGCATTTTCTCTTCAATCATTTCTCTTACAATCTCTCTAATTCGCTTCTCTGTTAGTTTTGGTTTGAGGTGTTTTGGTTTGATTAGTTGGAGTTCGGATTTACTAAACCAAGTAACAGCACCATCTCTAAGCCTAACCAGATATGGATAATGTACAGTAGTATCATGTTTAATAATCACTCCCTTTTTGTTTGTAAACCGTTCATCATTTACGATAACCTTATCCCCTACTTTAAATTCTCTAACCCGTTTTTCTGTTAGTTTTGGTTTGAGGTGTTTTAACTCGTCCCTACAAAACAAATCTTCAATACCATCTTTGTATTTAATTCTCCAGTCAAAGGCATTACCAGTTCTAATAATTTTGGCTTCTCTGCCTGTTTCAATCACCCTCACCTTATCCCCTACTTTAAATTCTCTTTTCATAATTCATAAATTTAAGCCGTTAATATTCACCCTACAAGTTTACAAATAAATAATTAAATGACAATGCGATTTTCTGAAAATCTTCAAGTGAACGCACGACAAAATACTGAAAACCTAGACTGACAACGGATTCTTCGAACATTATTTGACGTTCAGATTGTCGGCCTTTTTCATCTTTGCATTCGATAAATACTGTTTTTCCGTTCGGTAGTAACACGATTAAGTCAGCAACACCCGATTTCAAACCTGTTGAAATCATTCGGGTTTGTTCTTTTACATTTGAGCGTTCATTCGGCACGCTGAAAATTTCGCATTTCGGAGTGTGGTGTTTTAGACAATAGTTGTTCCGGAACCATTGCACGATTTCTTGTTGTATTCTGCTTTCTGTTTTTGGTATCATAATCTTATATTTTTAAATTCTTGTAGGTGCAGTCATTCAATTTTGTTGTGTGATGAAAAAGCCAGCCGCGTTTGTACTGCATTTTCGAAGCGTAAACTTCCAATTGTTCTGCTCCGTGTGATCTAACAACACGCCAAATAAAAGACGGTTTAAACCGTTTAGCGTTTTGTAATATGATTAGTTCATCAATTGTCAAATCTGAAACATATTTTCCTGAAATTTCATACGGTATTCGATTTTGATTTACCTCAACCATGACACCAGCCGATTCGGGTTCAGGTTCTTTTTCAGGAAAAATATATCCGCAGTATTCACATTCTTTTGCAGCGGCACGAAGCATTGCTTCACATTTCGGGCAATTCTTGACGGGTGATTCACCAAGCTTTTTCTTTTTGGGTGGTTCAAGTTTCCATGTTCGAGGTTCGGACCAAAGACCGTGTTCGTCATGGTTCATCCCGAAATCAAGAACCGTGAATTTATTTTTTCCTGGAAACATACGCGAACCGCGCCCGCAACACTGAAGCCAAAGCGGTAAAGATTTTGTTTTTCGATTCATCACAACAACTTCGATTGAAGGTTCATCATATCCGGTTGTTAATATTCCGCAATTATTCAAAACTGAAAATTCGCCACGAGTAAATGCGGCCAGAATTTCAACACGCTCGGCCTTTGGTGTTTTTGATGTAATACACTCAGACGTGATACCGGCATTTCGAAATTCAATTGTCATTTGGTTCGAATGTTCAATATTTACATTGAATACAATTGTCTTTTTGTTTTCTGCATGTTTCAACCATTGTTCGACAACTCCGGAATACAATTTGCGATCATTGAAATGATTAAACAAACTTTGTTCAGTGTATTCACCTCTCTTTGTTTCCAAGTCGCTGAAATCGTCTTGCATTTGATACGCTTTGCATGGTGCCAAAAACTCAAAGTCAACAAGTTCTGGAATGTCAATTGTCTGAATTATTTCATCATAATGCTTGTATAAATGTTTCCCGACCGGTGTCGCTGTTGCTCCAATTATTCGCGCTTTTGGGTATTGTTCCAAAACTTTCGTGAAGTTGCCCTTGTGACATTCATCAATTATAATCAACCTCGGTTCGTAACCCATTAGCAAACGCCTTTTAAATGTTTCAACCATTGCAACGGTCACGATTGCGTGCGAATCGAACTGGTCCGTTTTAGTTTGTGCGTTCAAAATTTGAGGTTTCAACCCTGTTTTGTTTAGCGCCAAGAATGTTTGCGAAAATAATTCAACGCGATCCGTTAAGACAAGCGTCACCGTTTTTCGCAACGAAGCCAGACGAACCATTTCAGAAAATACAATAGTTTTTCCAGCGCCAGTTGGCAAGCAAAGAATCAAGTTTTGATTCCCTTGTGAAAACGCGTTTCGAAGGGCTTGAATTGAATCGTTTTGGTATGGTCTAAGGTTTATCATTTTTTTTTGTTTTTGGTAACCAGGTAACTTGTAGGTAACTAGTAAAATTAATTTCAGAGGTTACCCGTTACCGTCAATAAAAATGCGGAGTTCAGGACTAAGGTAACTAAGGTAACTAGTAAAATTTAATATTATATATATATAATTAAACTTACGCATTGAATTTATTTTTTTTGTTTTGGCTAAACTAACTTTTTTACAGGTTACCTTTTTACAAATTAGAACGGCAAGTCTTTGTCAGTGTGGGTTTCAGAGGTAACGCGTTGACCCGTTACCCGAATACAAGCATATCGTTTTTGGTTAACTCCATTGATTTTTTTCTGTTCAGATTGTCCAAGAACGTTTGAAAGTTCAATTCCAAAACGTTTAATTGATAAAATTCTTTGTCTTGAATTTGTTTCAATAAAGTCTTTTATTTCGGTAGAAGTTAAATGTTCAGTAAAACCACCGTTTGATGCGTGCATGAAGAATTGGCTAATCAATTCACGTTCATAAGGTATTTGCTCAAATTCATTTGAAACAAGCCCTAATTCAATTAAATCGCTTTTTGATAGTTGCCATTCAAAGCCGCTTTGATACGTTCTGTATAATTCCATGAACAATTCGTTTTTATCAATTGAGTTGTAAAGTTCGTGATCAATTGATGTAACGTTAATAGGTAAAATTCGAGTGTTCCCGGTTGGGTCGTTTATGATGTTCGGATCATTTGAGGTCCCGCAAAGCAAAGAAAGTCTTTTAAAATCTTCATTGAATCGACCGTATGGCGCACGCAAAGAAAATATTTGCTTTGAAGTTAGTTCTTTGAATCTCTTTTCATCTTGTTTTGATTTTCCACCCATTTCGTCATCCATAACAATCAGGCGTTGTGTCATTAAAATTTCGTCATCTTTGCCGGCGTCAAGTTTCGATTCGGCATAATATTTTTTTAATTTGTCAGGCAACAAACGTCTGAACCATTCTGTTTTTCCAGTGTTTTGTCCACCAACCAAAGCCAAAACAGTTCTAACCGGGTTACCGTCATAAGCTGCGATAATAGAAACAAGCCACTTTTTAATAAAAATATCACTGTATTGCGTATCTGTATTAATTGACTTGATAATTGCGTCAATGTTTCCGGTTGAATTTTTGTTTCTATTTTTGTCAATGTATTCTGTAATCGGGTTAAATTCTGGAATCATATCTGAAAAAATGATTGTATTCACCAAGTCTTTTGTGACTTCTTTAGAGTTGAACACCGACCGAGCACGTAAATAAATCGTGTTGATTTTGGCTTCTTTTATTTCGGTCCCGTTTTCTTCAATGACTTTTGTGATTGTGTTCAATCTCATGGGGTGGTTTTGTTGCAACCAACCGATCAAGCTTTCAATGAGTTTGTCAGGGTCATTTGCAACGGCAGAAAGGTCAATATCTGGACGGCTGAAAACTTCTTCAGCTATTCTTTTCGCGTGTGTTGGGTCGAGGTTTTCCATCTGCACAAGCTGAAGTTCAACAGCTTCTTGAGCGCGTCCTGTCTTTTTTGCCATTGCTGCAAGTTGAACGGCTTTTTCATTTCCTTTTGGCGGTTCAACTCCAGCCGTTTTCATCATATAGTAAAACGTCCCAACAGTTACGCCAGACTTATTTGCGCCGTCAATGCTTCGATCATACTGTTTATCGCATTGCTGTGAATTGTATTTATCAGAAACTTGACAAAGCGAGTGAAAAAATTCACGACCTTCTTCACCGAACCCGTTTGCAAGTGCAAATCCTAGTTTTAAATAGCTGTCATAATCTGGTGCAATGTCGATTTTCATTGCTGTGACTTCATTAATCATTTCAGCAACTTCGGACCCAGACAACACGACTGGAATTGTTTTTGTTTTTTTCGGTTTATCTGATTTCGTTTTCGACTTCAAAGAACGTAGATTCAAAAAAAGTTCAGGGTCATAAGACACATATCGAAGTGAAGCAACGTTTTTCGGTGCTGGATCAACAGAAATTCCATATTCAGTGAAATAATAATCAGATAACCAACGATAGGATTCTTTGTGTTTATCTGGGTTCACTTTAACAACAACCGCGATTCCGTTTCCGCTAACTGAGCGAAAAAGCGCATAAGTGTAGCGATCTTGAATCAATGCTGTTTTGTCATTGAATTGGTCAATATCAACACAAATAAAACCAGAGTGCTGAAGAAGTTTATCTTGAAGACGTTCTTTAAACACACCGCCAACAGTAACAGTTGGAAGATTTCTTTTTAATGATGACCTTTTTTCCTTGTTTTGTTCCTGGCGAATTGGGTCAATTATGTTTTTCCAAGTTCCGAATTTAACTCCATTTAGAAAGTCTTCTAACGAAATTACTTCGTCACAAATATGCGGTTGACCTTTTTTCGGCAAGCCGTTAAATAGTGAAATTTTGCTCATTTGATTTGCTTTTTTGTTGTTGCTGAATAATAAAAAGGGTGCGGGAGCAACAAACCCTTTGCACCAACCCGCTAAGGCTGGGCACCCTTTACAAAGATAGTTAAAACTTCATGTTTTCAATCCCTTCAAGTGCTTTTATTGCTTGTGAATATCTGTCAAGATGTGTTTTTATTTCGTCAAGATCAGACTTTTTCGTTTTTTCAAAAGCTTCAATGTATTCAGGTTTTGAATTTTCTGAAGCATTATATTTGAAAGTCTGAACGCGCTGAAACTGTTCAAGAATTTCGGCTTTTTTTGCCTCTAGTAGTTGGATTGGTTGTTGCATATTAAAACGGTAAATCGTCACCACCTTGTACGGTTGGTGCGTCTGATGTAGCAGATTCAGAACTTAATAATTCAATTTTATAAGCTTCAAGTGAATTGAATACACGAACAACGCCATCCTTTGGGTTTGTCCATTCTCGGCCACGTAAAAAGAACGAAACCTCAACGTTTTGTCCTACTTTTAAACTGTCTAACAATTCACAACGTTCTTGAGTTGCTTGAAATTGTATTGTTTGCGGGTATTGGCCCGAATTATCAACAACAACAAATTCACGTTTTTTGAATTTTTCTGAAACTTGCGTGCTGTCACTAATTACTTTTAATTCTCCTTTTAATGTGTACATATTTATTTTTTATTTAGTTTTAAAAATTTCAGCACCTTTTCTGGGTCCTCTGTGAACATGTCGAACATAGTCGCGCACATTGTTGAAAGGGTTAAAGGTGGGCTTTCTACTTTTCTTTTATAGTAGCTTAATTTTTGACCGAGTTCAATTTCGCTTTCTTCAGTCATTGAAACGTTTATCATTTTTCTTTCTGACATAATTATAAATTTTTGAACAAAGATAAAAAACATTTTACAAATAAACTATTTTATTTAATGTTTAATTTTTAACATCTTTTTTTGTTGTTGGTTCAGTTTATTTGTTTATATTTGTCCTAACAAAAGCAAAACGATATGGAAACTTTAATGAAAAGAATTGGAAACGAATACACGAACTTAAATTTTTACAAAAACGATAAAAACAGAGATTGTGTTATGATTGAAGCAACGTTCGGTCAAATTGATGGTGAATTTTCTTGGTCACCTGAAGGAATTGATTTTTACAATTTTGAACTCACAGACGAAGAAGGTCATATTTTAGACATAAAATATATTGATATTGACGACACAAAAGTAGCTGACAAAATTGAAGAGTATCACAATGATGAAAATAATAAACTTTATTAATACAAAACAATAAAAAATATGAAAACACACTGGAGAGCATGCGATAAAACAGATTTTTTAGGAGCCGCAGACCTAGAAGAATTATTCACAGAAAATCAAACTTCAATAGTATTGACAATTGAAAAGGTGGAAATCAAAAAAGCAAAAGTTCGGGGCCAAGTTGGTGAATTTAGAATCGCCACTTTCAAAGAGCCTGGAGTTAAGCCAATGATTTTAAACATAACAAATTCAAAAGTTGTGAAATCATTTTGCAGTAATTCAACACACATTGAAGATTGGGCAAACGTTCGGGTTGAAGTGTACATTGCCCAAGGTATTAAAATGGGATCTGAAACCACTGAAGCTTTGAGATTTAAAACAACACCACCGAAACTGAAAGAGGATTTCAGCCCGAAACACCCGAATTGGAAAGCTGCAAAAGATGCTATAAAAGCAAAAACAGCAACGGTTGAACAGATAC